CGCGGACCTGCCTAATTGGGTCTTGCGTATCAATCTTCAGCAGCGTCGAGAAGTTGTTGGCCGTGCAACTTATTGACAAAGATAACCAAATCATCGCCGGCAGCACATGCGCTGTACGGGACACCCGCTTCCATTGCAATTAATTTGGCATAAAGCAAAGATCTAATTGTGTTGAACAGTGTTGTATCTAAAGGATGCCCGGATTTGACGGTGCCAGTGACAGTCCCAGTGCACTTCACAATGCTCTTACCGGCAGAGTCTCTTTGAGTCAGCCGTCACTTGTGGGTATTCATACATGCTATATCAATCAACTTGCTTTGAGTGATATAAGTGCTAAGAGGGAGCATTTAGTAAATATTAGGGATTAATTTCCTTAAGAGTGCAAAATCGACCACCTATTTTATTGATGCGTGTTGCGTTGAATCAAATGACGCACCATCTATGCTGAGCACATGGACATCATCTAAATTTCCAACTTTTAATGCCTGGCGTGTTAACGACTGAGAGACTTGTTGTATATTCTTACATATAAGGGCATCATCTAGTCTAGACAGCTGCTTGATAGCAGGCCGATTAATCTGACCCAAGGTTGCCTTCAGCGTGGGATGTGGTGATCATATCAAACGAGGCCTTGTGTGCTCAAAATCGTACTCATGTGATTTATTGAAAATGTCAAATGATGTCTTGATAACCCCTGTAGCTTAAAATTTACGTCAGCCGGTGATAAAGTCCTTAGCCTTCTTTGGTGCTAAGTCAGCGACACATGCATCAATAGTTACTGGGACTTGAAAGCCCTGTTCAATCCAACCACAATAATAGTCGACGTGCTCTTGGATAATCTTCTTGTTCATATTCAGATAGTGAGGGTGTGGTGTTGTGATAGCAGACATGTGTCTCTTTTAAAGTGCAGCCATAGTATTTATGGGGCAATTTCGATAATATGTATATGGCTACACAGTAGGTATGAGCTATACCTCTTTGTTGTCTCTACTAGGCTTACATGTGCAACTCGGCTCAGATCTGACGTTAACCGTGACATAGGGGCAATTGAAAAGTTGGTCACGCTCGAAAGCTGCATGAACAGCCTCAGGGGATCCGCCAGCGAGAAAAATCTTGGATATTTTATTGGCCTTAGCGAAGTTGAACCAGGATGCTATTGTGTTTCAGATACTTTCAGCCTATTTGTCAGCGCTGGCCACCCATGAGGCCAGGTAGTCGGTAGGATCGTAGGATTCCAAGCTGGTACGAGCTCTGTTGGCGACACCAAGCAATGTATTTTGTGCACTGCGCACACAATCCCGAAGTCAAATCCCCAATGTAGATCGGGTACTAATTTGCTTCTTTTTGCAGAACAAATAATAGGGATTGGTGCGGTAACCGAAGTCCTCGGCTTGCTTCTATCATAGAAAGTGGTTGGCAACTGGCATGTTTCAATCTATATAGTGCTTGCCGTACTTTGCAAGTTCAGGCAGACGGTGCATTTTAACCCTAGTAGCTTGCATCCCCTTTTCGTCGTCTAAATTGGTTTAGAGGCATTCAACCATCTTTTGGACGACATCAGCGTCATAATTTGCATTTATCCACTTCTAATCTAGGGCCATATCATCACTGGATTCAAAAGTGCTTGTAAAAGGCATTAGTATGCGAGTACGTGAAGCATCAAGTGGTTTGAACGGTTTATGCACAAATCCTTTAACACGTTAAATGACATATAAGCCATAATTAGTGAATGCGGAGGTATAGAACATCTTGTGACATGTCAGAGTGTAAAATACAGGGTCTTTGTTCTTGTCGTAGGTAACATAGACTTGATTCCGATCCTTGGGAGACCAAAACAAGCACGTATGCTCATAGGTGGAGCCCTCTATGACAGTAAACTTCATAGTGTG